TAAAACCTGTTCAAACGAGTGTGGAACCTACTCTGACACCACCTCACACTGGGGTTAGCCCCGCGGCCCATGTTCCTCTTCCGAAGTTTGCAATTCCGTCCTCTCTTGATCTTATTGTCAATGCGAATCCTTTTCAGGCCATTGAATCAAAGTCAGAAGACGGTCAAACCCTCATGGAGAACACGGTCACGGAACCGGTTAGCAAGTGTGACCTGCTGGTAGGGGGGTCCCTTCCATCGCTTTGTTCGCGCGATGTTAAAGAAAAGCTTACGCTCGCCCTCTCTACAATTATAGACTACCTTGAACTTTACGGGTTTGATCGCGTTAATTACGATCCCCGATCCACTCTGGAACACTGGCAACTATGCTCAGTCCATTGTGGTTGGTTAAAATTCCTTAAGTACAAGTTAGCTGCCTTTTTCTCCGATTTTCTACAGGTTGAACTACCTCCTAAACCGTTCCCTGTAGAAGACCACCCTATGCACCTCGTTGGAGGCCGGGCTGGTCGCTTTGTCCATCAAATTCTCAAGACTGACCGTGCGCTTTCTTTTGCCACGGGGATCCTTTATTCTAAAAAGGGTCTACCTCGTCCTGATGAGCAGATGTTGATGGCTGCAATCATTGCAACGAAGAAGGTTCTCACCAATCCTCGTCCAATTCCTGTTTCTTCCATTTTGATCAGATCCTTTAATGGGTCCGACTGGGATGCCCCGCTTGAGCGTCCGCTCGATCTCTCTGATATGTCTTTAGAGGTTCGACGTACTGTTCGCGAGGTGTTTTCCGGTTGTAGATTGAGTGTGAAGGATCTGGAACATCCCTATGCACCATCTGTGAAGGCGACTTATACTGCTAGTCGCTCCAAGCTAGGAACTTTCGGTGATCTCATCGGTGATAACATTATATCCGATGTAGTACACATGGAGTCTTTCCTGGCCACTGGTCCACATCACAGGTTGGAGCAAGATCCGTTAAAGCGGATCTTTGCAGGGGCGATTGAGGTTGATGAGAGTGAAGAAGAGATGAGGGAGGATGAGGATATCGAACGGGTAAGAGTCACGGCTGCTTTTAAGGATAAATTGCAGAAGAGATATGAAGATGTCTACCGTGCCGTTCGAGTTCGTGCGAGTGAAGAAGTTGCAAATGTGAAGCTGGTTGCTTTGCCCGAAGCCCTAAAAATTCGAGTAATTTCGAAAGGGCCGGCTTTCACATACTTCACTCTCAAACCAGTCCAGAAATTCTTGCACCGTATCATGCGCAAACAGAGGATGTTCGCATTGATCGGAGAGACAGTTACAGCCGAGTTCTTAGAAGGTGTCCTCTTGGGACATCCGGGTCAGTTCCATTCTTTGGACTACTCGTCGGCGACTGATTTCTTAAACCCCCTTCTCTCGGAGGTTTGTGTTGAGGAAATTTGTGATGTGGTGGAAGCTCCAGATGACATTAGGAGGATGTTCAAGAAGGCCCTTACGGGTCATCTTGTTGAAGGTGAACTTCAAGTCTGGGGACAGTTGATGGGTAGTGTTGTTTCCTTTATCGTATTATGTCTTGTCAACGCCGCTGTGGTGCGTAAGTCATTCGAGTTTCTTAGTGGTCGTGAGGCTTCTTTGGACTCGGTGCCCGCCGTAGTTAACGGTGATGATGGGGCAGTGCGAGCACCGCCTGCATTTCTGCCTATTTGGAAGGATGTTGCGTCTCTTTGTGGCCTTGAACCCTCTGTGGGCAAGGTTTACTCTCATGATTCGTACCTTAACATTAATTCCACCTCCTTTGTTTTGAAGGGGGAACGACTTCTCTTGGTTCCGTATGTGAATCTTGGTCTCGTTATGGGGATGACCCGCTCCGGCGGCATTAATCAGAGTGTAGCGTCGGTCTACGATGATGAACGATATGGGTCATTAGGTGCTCGGCACCATGCACTCATGGAATCTTGTCCGCCAGATCTCAGATTGGCGGTCCACAAGATGTTTGTTCGAAAACAATACCAGCTACTCAAGGCTGTTCGTATTCCATGGTTCGTTCCTGAGGAGATGGGTGGTGTGGGTTTGAGGCCGTTCAAGGTCTGGAGCTTTGGTGTTAACGTTGAGGATGCTTCTTGGTCTTACCTTGAGGATGACTCCGTTCGCTATGGTCCTTCGGACTTGGATCAGGACTGTATGTCTGCTCTTGAAGAGAAGAGTTTCAAAGATATCAGTTGCAGACGCCTTCCAACATCACAGCCTATTCAGGTTCGTTCCGTTTGGTCCACTCGGCTAGGGAAGCCAGTGCGCGAATTAGAGATGAGTGATTCCGATGTTGGTCTTTTAGACGTCGCGTGTTACTATCTCGCCCCATCCCTTGTTGCTAAAGAGATGCAGACCACTCAGTCTGTTGTCCTTCGGCGCAATGAGCGTGCTTGGGACCGACTTACTCGGCGCATTCTGGGGGAGACTCCAGTGTGAGGTCGTGTTGTGTACGGAACCTGCAGGCACAATTACTGAAGAGTGGCGTAAAGCCTCCTGGCCCTTTTGGGACCGAAGACTCGTGAGTACACGGTCGGGAAAACTCGGATGAATGGGTGCTTGTATCTTTTATGGTAGGTCGGGTTGCGTTACCGTCCTAGGTGCTGTCTGGAG